CTTGTTCTTTTGTTTTCATATTTTACCCTTTAAAAGTGTGGGAAGTTAAGGAGGACTCCCCACACTAATAGTTTACCTCAGATTACGAAGTAGTACAATCAGCAACTAAGCCTGATGCCTTTTCGTTCTTCGAGACTAACGTTAGCTCTGTCAAAACTTGACGAGTAGTGTTATCACCAGTCTTAGCAAGTTCTGTGTTTTTAGTAGGTCTTAGTACCGCTACTTCAAACATATCATTATCAAGGATGTAAACATCTCTGCTTTGTACTTCACGATGAGGTACAAATTCTACTGTTCCCCATGGAGTTACGTATACATCTAATGATTTAATTACCTTTTGGTCACCAGCTTGCACTTGTGAACGTTGGTTGTTATTACCAGCGAAACCTAAAGCAACGTTCATTTGGAAAGAAGATAAGTAAACTGTATCAGCTTTACCACCATTTACCCAAATAGACTGCATTACAGTATCAAAGTCAGCTTGTGTAAACGCTGTCTGAGTACCGTTAGTTCTCGGTGTGTTTCCCGGTACTGAACCAGTAGGGTTAGCACCACCTGAACCACCAATGTTTGCAACATTAGATTTCATGTACGCGCCTAGACCAGCAAGTTCACGTGCCGCAGAAGCTGAACCAGCTTCATACTTATTGTTAGCAAACAAAGCCTTCTCAATGTCTAGCTTTTGCTCTTTAGCAATTTTAAGCACTTGGTATGCCATCTCAGCCGCACGACCAGCTTTATCTAGTCCTTCGTCTGTGTCAGGAATAACTACTGCATTCTTAAAGATTTGCGTGTAGTTACCAAGACGTACTGTAGCAACTCTTGCTTCAGCAGTTGTAGCGTCACCCTCAATATGAGCGTTAGCGCCTGATGCACGTAGTGCGTCTGTCTGCCACTCATGGTAAGTATTTGAAGCTTTAGTTTTTTTCATGCCTGAGTAAAAAGGAGTTTCTTCAGGACTGATGTCATGAATAACATTAGATAAGTCTTCTCTAATACCTTTTACGTCATAGCTGTCGAACGTATTACTTGGCTGTGCCATTTTATTTCTCCACTATGTATTTAAAATTAAGTTCACAGCATCATCGAGACTACCTGAACCCTTGAGTTTTGCCTGTTGGCGTTCACGAATTTTAGCATTTGGAGTAGCAGTTCTCTTAGCACCCGGCTTCATAACAGGGTTCGCAGACTTAGTTTTTACTTTAGCCTTTGACTTACCTGAAATAATGTCTTGATACCTCTGAGCATCTAGCAAGACTTTAATAGCCCTTGCATCAGTTATTTGAGAAATTTCACTATTTGTGTAGCCATAGTGATTAGTTCCTGTATTAACCAAACGTTCCTTTAATTTGCCAGCTTTATTAGCATCGGCAAATGCGGGAATTTCCTTCTGTAAGATTTGCATTTGTTCTTGTAAATAAGCCTGTTGAGCATTTTCTTGAGCCGCAGTATTTTGTTGTGTGACTTGTTGAAGTTGTGCCATTTGGTTATTGTAAGATACACTAGCTTCTTCAAACTCAATGTTTTTTTGCATATACCCTATTGGGTCTTCATCAAACATTGCTTTTGTCGGTTTTACTGGTGCGTTCTGCATTCCGTTCTGTTGGATTTGTTGGTACAACTGAGCTATCTGCTGTCGTTCGTTATTTAAGGCTGTGTAAACTGCTTCAGCTTCTTTCTTTTGTGCCGCCGCATCTTGCATACCTTTTTGGACGTACTTTTGTCCACCATAGTCGCGCTTTAAGTCCTCTAGAGTTACTTCCATATCCTGTCCATCCATCTTGACAGTATGCGTAGAAGGCTCACTAGGACTGGCATCCTCTATTAGGTCATCGTCATCCTCAGTATCAGAAGCTTCAATTTCAACTTCTTCCTCTGTGTTTTCATCATCCAAGTCAATATCAGTATCTATATCAGTATCAGCAGACACATCTATATCGTCTGTTATCTGAGGTTGTTCTGTTACATTTTCTTCTATTGTCTCTTCAGGCATAATAATGCTTGATAAAGCACTATCTATGTCTGTTACATTTTCAGTCGTTGATTCACTCACGGTGCTGATTCTCCTCTATTTTGTTTATGATTGTACATTACTTCATCCGTATTAACGGAGTCGAAATAATCATCAATCTTATTAAGCGCACATATAATATCGTGTGCTTCCTCACGCAGTTCTAAACTAGAACTTGCATCCATAAAAACAGCTATTTGCTGTTCTGTAATTTCTTTTAATGCTAACTGAAATGTATCATCAGCCTGTAATGTTCTCATCTTAGCACCTTTTTCTACAATATGCACTAGAATCGGCCTCCAGTAACTGCTTGTGCTGGTGATTCGTCAGGGTATCTAGCTTGCGCTTGTGCGTCTTTAATTTTTGCTGTATCTACTGATGTACCGTATTTACCCATGATTTCTGCCGCTTTAACTATTAATTCCTGGTCTAAGCTATCACGCTCTCTATCATCTATTGCAATGGCCTTTTGAGCTTCAATTTGTAGTTTCAGAGTTTGCATTTCCATTTGTTTATCAGCATTATATTGCTCAGATTGTACTAGAGCTTGTGCGTCAGTCAATGCGCCTTCTTCTTCCTGTGCGGCTTTTTCTTCTTGTTGTTGTATCAATGCGGCCTCTGTTTCAGCAGTCATTGGACTAAAGTATCTATCAGCATTACGTACACCTTGAAGAGCTAACATATCAGCTAAAGTATTACGCATTCCTGTCATAGTTACCATGCCATTGCCAGCACCGTATTGACCCCAAATTTGCATTTGCATCTGTAAGGCTTCATTTAATGCGGCATGACGTTCACCTTCTAAACCAGTACCAACACCTACATTAACTGTCATATCCATGCCTGTATTCCATACCCTAGGGTCAATAGGTTGAAATTGTCCATTTAAGCGCATCATAGTCTCTTCACAGCTATTTTCTACTAGAAGCTCTAGCATTAGCTTAAATAAACGTTTCATGCCGCCCTCGGCAATATTTCGAGCCATTACTTCAATTTGTGCGGAACCTTGTTGAGCTTGTAATCTAGCGGCTGTAGCTGAAGTATTTTGTAAAGCGTCAGGGTCTAATCCCATAGAAGCTTTAGTTACACCAGTTTTTCCTTCAATAGCCGCGTCCATGTATTGCATTGCTGTTAATACTTGACCAGCTACGAATGGTGTAGCAATATCTACTAAAGCGGCTGGAGACTTCATTCTAACAAGTCCACCAATCTCATTGTTCATTAAATCATCTACATTAACTTGTCCTTGCACATAACCTTGTCTAGGAGAGTTTGTTAACGCTACGTTATCCATCATTCCTCTAAGCATTGCTGTAGAAGAGTCTTGGTCATTCATAATTAAGTCTGCAACACTTCTCCCAAAAAATGTGTGTGGCTCAGGGTCTACTTCAAATACAGCAAATGGCACTTCTCCATAAAGTTCACATTCTAATACTTTGTTTTCACCACCAGCCATTAAAATTCTGTACATACTAGCAATACCTGTGCCTTCTTTATCCATCTTCATGTACGCTTCAGTTACTTGTACTTTTTTCATTGAAGGGTCTTGAATGTTCTCTTCATCCTCTTGCTCGTAACCCATACGCTCAAATTGCTCTGTATCTGTGTATGTGCTATCAGAGCTTAATCCGGATAAATCATGTACTTCTTCATGTTCATAACCCATAGAAATTAAATCAGTTACTCGCATTTCAGTCTTATGAGCAACTATGTAAGCATCAGTAACACTTTTAGCATTTCTATCTACAAGGAACTCTTCAGGTGGTACACCTTCAATTTTTAGTTCACCTTGTTTCTTTTCATAGCTTACTTTTAAAGAATGCTTTTCTTGTTCGTTTTGCATACCTGTTTCATCTGTCATCATGCCCATTTCTGAACTATGTTCTAGAACTGTAACATTATCTTCATTGACAATTGCTGTTAACTCATCTTCAGTTACATTGGTATAAGAGCGTATTTCAGCGTCTGTAGTGTCTTCCCACCATATCTTTAAAACGCCAGTTTTCTTGACTAAAGCGTCATGTATGGCATCATTTAGTAGTTTATAACCATCCAGTTGTTGAAACTTCCAATGAGCATATTTAGTAGCTTGTTCAGCGTTAATAACATCTTCTTGGCTAGTTGGAACAAACTCTACAGGGTTCTCAGAGGATAAAAACACCCTCATAAGGCTTGGTTTAATGGCCCTTATTGTGTCTCTTACCTTAGTAGCTACAATTTTAGAACGACCATCTTCTTGGCCAATGTCTACTTCACCTTCAAAATAACGTTGTGATTTTATCCTGTCTTGAGATATTTCACTTTCAATAAAAGAAACAGCCGAGCTTAAAGCATCTGTTGCAATGTCTTGCACTTCATCATCTGTCATTTTTTTAAGCTTCATAGTGCTAATGCCTCTTTAGTTTTATTTATGTAAATAGGTTCTTTATTATATTGGTCACGAATCTCTCTAGTTTTTGTTGCCGCGCCAGTTATTAACTGTAGGTTGATTCCTGAATACATGAAATTGGCTAAGTATTCAATATCTTCTATTGTTTGGTCACCTTTTTGAATTGCTTTATAAACTGCCTTCATTTGTGCTATTGCATCTGTTCCTCTTTGTCCTGTCATTGCATTAGCTAGGTCTTTCATTATAATCTTTTTCATTTTTGCTGTGATAGCATCAGTTTCATTTATTCTTTGAATAATTTTTCTTGTAGCTTCTATTCCTCTACCTTCTGCTAGTGTTTGTCTAATTGACGCGGCTTCATTTGTAACATCCTCAATGTTTTTGTTTACAGCCGAACGTATAGCTGTTTTACTGTTTTCTGCTACAGTTATTCTAAGTTGAATTGCTACTTCTGCTTTATCTAAATCCTTGACCATGGCTCTATAGGCTTTAGGACTTAATACCAGTTCTAAAATTTGTCTATTGTCGCGTGATGATAAAACTTTGAATACTTCATCTAATTCTTTAGAGTTTGGCATTCTTGATGGCGTAGGTTTCATCTTGCCAATAAGTCTTTCTAGGTGGGCGCGAATACCCATTCTTGCCATTGCATATTCTGCGTCTCCAGCATCTTCCATTACTTTAATGACTTGTTGAGGTGAGTATGATTCATCTAAGAACTTGTAACCTTGCTCTAAAGCATTTTCACGTGTTATTTTATCTTGTCCTAATTTAACTGCTTTAGCATAATCAGGATTAGCTTTTTTCAAAGCGTTAGATAAATTGAATCGCAAATCTAAAGCGTCTTTTGCCATTTCACTAAGACCCGGTAATAATTCGTTTGGTCTAGGAACACCCGGAGAATTGTAAGCTATATCACTAAGACCACGTTTAATGTAATCAAGCTGTTTCATCGTAGGTACATCTACTAGCGTTAAGATTTCATCGCCATTGGTTTTTACGCCACGATTAATAGCTAATTCAGTTACATCATCACCACTTCTTTTAATAGAGCTATTAATTTTAAGTAATATTGCTGTAAGGGTGTCCTCATTAATATCATTTAAAGCTTGTTGTACTGCTTTACCTTCATCAGTCAAATAATCAATTTTGTTGGCGTATGCCTTGTTATATGCTTTGTTTCTAGCTGGACGAGACTCTTTAGCCGCTTTTTTTGCTATTGTTTCGGGGTCTTGTTTTATATTTGCATTAGGTTTGTCCATATATGGCAAATCTTCTATATTCTTATTCATTGACTTATCTATCATGCCAAAGTTTTCACCCATTCTAGCGGCTAATGCTTTATTAACTTGAGCTGACGTTCCACCACCTGAAGCCGCTACTGCATCTAAAATTACTTGAGTAGCTATATCTGCATCCGCTATCATTGAACCAGTTTTGGTACTAGTGCCACCTTTATTTAGATTGCTAACTAGCTGTTCTAATGTAGCGCCTGAGTCTTTAATTGTTTCTTTTATGATTTGAGCGGCTTCTTTAGTTATAACAAACAATGATGCTATTGCTTCTGTGCTTTTATCTTTTAAACCATTAGCTATTCTGCCAAATGCCCATGACAATGGCATTATTGCTAAGTTAGCACCAGCACCTATACCCGCACCTAAAATTCCTTGGTTCATTGATTCTTCAATTCTACCACCATCTTCTCCAGCGCCATAGCCATACAATGCACCTTCAGCACCACCTATTGCCGCACCAGTACCTGTTAATGCTACACCTTTCCAAAGTGTTGGTAAACTTTGAATCCATTTGTATAAACCTTGCGCCGCTTTGGTTGAACCACCTAAGTAACCAGTAACTAAGCCACCAGTAACATTTGCGGCAATAGCGCTTTTAGGAAATGCAAGGTCAAAATCTGCATCTAATTGTTTTGACTTAGCCGAAAGTTCTTCGCCAGTCATTACTAAATTGTTGTTGCTAGACGTATCCCCATCTTCAAATGTGCCTTGCGTATATGGAAACGACCTATTAGCTTGTTGATATAGAAAGTTAATACCATCGTTGATACCGCCCATAGCTTCATCACGGTAACTTCCTAAACCAAGCCCACCTTCTATAAAGTTACCAGCTAATCCTGTCATTTTGTTGACAAAACCGCCTTCACCCTCAAAATTAGTTTTGGCTTGGACTCTTGCATACACTTCAGCCGGATGTTCTGTATCTTGTCCTTGAGATAAGGCCATAGCCGCCGCTACTACTTCTTCATTGTCTGAAACAATACGATTAACTTGGTCAACATATTGAACTAAGCCATTAGCGTTTGATACTACTATTTGACCCGGTTCTAACGTTGCTAAAATTTCTTGTGGCGGTCTTGTTTGTTGTGTTATGTTTTCTGCGGCTGTAGGCTCTCGTATAACACCATTATTGGACAAGGGTTGCTCCATCGTTACATCAGCATTACCTAAACCTTCATCAACAACCATTGCGGCGTCTATTTCCCTTTGTGGGGTTACAGCATCCTCTACGTTTCCATCCGGATAAAGTTCTCTAATAAGACCAGCAAGCTCCATTGCATCTTCTACGTTACCAGCTTGGTCTGCTGAGTCTAAAGCTTTTAAAAGTTGTGAATATGTTGGTTGTGCCATACTATTGATTAGTTCGTTGAGTAGGATATTTTAGTAATAACTCATTTGCTCTATCTATAGATATTGTATCTTCTAAAAGAGGTGGTGTGTAAACAGCTAGAGGTTCATATACTGCACGCTTTAATTTTTTACCATACTTTTGATAGTTATCAAAATAACCACCATCTAATTTTGTATTGAAATCATCAAGAACCATTCTTGAATATTTACGTCTGTAGTAAGTCATTTGTTCTAAAGCGGCTTTAGTCATTTTCTGTTCACCAGTCATAACTCTTATTAAGAAATCTCTTTCTGCCGGTGTATCAATACCACGTGCGCCAATTCCAAGAATATTAATCATACCAAATACATCACTACCTAATAATGCTTCTAAAATTTGTGTGTCTGTTGCTGATGCATAAGCTTCTTTACTACCAGTAAATTTAGCTAATAATTCGTCTGCTCTTTGTTTTAAACCTTGTAACGCACCTAAGTTTGGGTCTCCATCTTGTATTACACCAAGAATTCTATCTAATTTCTCAATTGCTTTTACAGCCGCTCTCATATCCATAACTTCTTTTTGGTCTGATGTCGCTAACTCTTTTTGTAATGCATCACCGTACGATTTTTGGCTTACCTCTTCATTTTCACCTAAGTTATTATTAACTGTTACACCACTTGATTGTCCATACTTTAAGAAGAACGCTTTATATTCATCAGTACCCCGTTCTAATCCAGCTTCTTTTGCTCTGTAATCCATTTTTCTAATTTCATCAGTCTTACCATCGTCAGGCTGTACACCAGTTATAAGTGCAAGTTGTTTTTCTGCTAATTCAGCCGGCTTCATGCCATTTTGTTCAGCAAATAAAGTTAAATTTTGCATGTCTTCTTGGAATTTTGTTTGAGTTTCTTTAGGAATACCAAGCAATGACATCATATGCGGTGTTAATGTTCCAGCTTTTTCCATTTCTAAGTACATATCACGTGCTGTCTCAAAATCATTCTTAGTAACAGATATTCCTAATGCATTTTCCGTACCAAATTTACGTTGTTCATCAGTTAAATTGTAAGGATTATCTTCGTCATTAAATATGCCAAGTAATTCTTGCGTTTTACTTACTGTAGGCTTTTTCATTGCTTCTTTGACAGCATCTTTGCCAGTCATGACACCTTGACGTACTAAATCTGCTAAATCAACTCTACCATTTGGGTATTGGTCGGATTTAAAGTTTAAAAGAGCATTAACAGCGTTTGTCATTGCGGCTTGAGAGCTTTTGTTTTTGTCCATAGTAAGAAGTCTTGACTCAAGATTGGCCGCTAACTGTGCATCAGGTTCAAAGCGTAATGTATTAAAAGCTAATCCCATTTTGTAAATTTGTTCTTGGCTCATATCTCCAAATAACGACTTACTTACACCTTGCATCATGTTACCCATGCCCATGCCCATTCCAGCACCGCCTTGTTCAGGCACAGGTGGCGCTTGTGCGTACCCGGAACGTATTGGGTCAATTTCAGGCATAGCTCCAGCACGTAACAAAGCCTCTTCATCTTTTTGAGGTGTTAAGTCCATACCAAACATACTCATTATTCCTTTAGCTCTTTCACCGATTGCCATTATGCTCCCCCGCCGCTCATGCTACTCATAGCGGTTAAATAATCAAATATTCCGTTTTGTTTAGTCTGTTGCTGTGTCACAGTACCCACATTAGGTGTTTGTCCAAGAGCATTATTAACATATCCAAGAGTATTTGCACCTTGTCCTGTATAACCCATGAACTGCGCTTTAGCCGCGTCAATAAGCGCTTGTTGCATAGCTTGTTGTTGTGCGCCTTGCATAGCCAAGTTGTTGTTAACTGTTTGGCCCATATTAAATCCAAGGTTTGCAACATTACCCATTTGTGCCGCGCCTCCTAAGAGTTGTTGATTGCCTTGTAATCCAGCATTCTGATTAGCTAATGAAGCTTGTAGTTGATTCTGTATATCTTGCATACCAGCATTCTGATTAGCCAATTGGCCTTGCATATTGTATTGCTGATTCATTCCTTGAGATTGCAACGCATTGCTTTGATTAGATAATTGCCCTTGCATGTTATTGCCTTGATTAGCAAGTCCAGCCTGTAACGCATTACCTTGGTTTGCCAAAGCTCCTTGCATACCGTACTGTTGGTTCATACCTTGCGCTTGTAAAGCATTACTTTGATTTGCTAACTGCCCTTGCATGCCATATTGTTGATTCATGCCTTGAGCTTGTAATGAATTTTGCTGATTCATACCCTGAGACTGCAATGAATTTTGTTGGTTTGCAAGTCCAGCTTGTAGTGCATTTCCTTGGTTAGCGAGTCCAGCTTGTATTCTGTTTTGTTGATTCGCTTGTGAGGCTTGTAATCCAGCACCTTGATTAGCTAACGCACCTTGCATGTTAGTATTAATATCGAATTGACTACCAGCTTGATTAGCCATTTGCGATTGAAAATTGTTTGCTATATCTTGACCAGCCATTTGCTGTGCATTCTGATAACCAGCTTGTCTAAGGCCAGCAGAAGATTGAGCTAATTGTTCTACGGTTCCTCTACCCAGTTCACCCATTGCAATACCATGTCTTGAGCCGCCAAATCCACCAGCCATTTGAGCTTGTGTTCCTAGCATGTCTAGACCCATATTAGCACCTCTAAGGATGTCTAATTCGTTAGCTTTTACGACTGCATCATCATATTGGTTCATGTATGGAGTCATTGACGTGTTACGCAACATTTGCGCTTGCACTTGAGGTGTTTGAGCTTGTTGCCCTATTTGTTGAGCGGCAATATTGGAGCCAGCAACATTTGTACCCGCTACGTTAGACCCGGCAACGTTAGAGCCAGTTACAGCATTTAATGCTGGATTTACATTTGACCCAGTAACATTATAATTTGCTGGATTAACATTTGTACCAGCTACATTTGTACCAGTTACATTTGAGCCAGTTACACTTGTTGGAGCTACTGACGAACTTGTACCAGCTACTGAAACTTGATTAGGGGTGTAACCCATAGCCGCCGCAGTACCCGCGCCCGCCGCTTTCAAACCGCTTACTGCCATTTGATTTATACTTGGTGGTGCTGGAGTTGGAACTGCTTGTGGTGTTACAGGTGCTTGTGGCGCAATAGTTGCTACTGGTGGATTTACAGGTGCTTGCCCTCCCGGTGGTGTTACTACCGGTGTTTGAGTAACTCCCGGTGCTAGTGGTGCAATATTTTTTGGTGGTGGTGTTTGTGTTGAAGGTGTATACAATCCACCTTTTAATAGACCGCCTTGTCCAATTGAATTTAAGTGTTTTGTAAGTGCCGCTATGTAAGAACTGCCGCCAGTCATATTCTGACCATTTAAGGTGTACTGTCTTGAGTCCATAGTCTGAGGCCCTGTAGGGTTAAAACCTTTAAGGTACTCAGGAGTCACATAACCGCTTTTTCCTCCCCCAAATTTTGACAGATTTGCCATAGTGGGAGGTAAGCCACCGGGCGCACCGACTTGACCTCCGCGTGGTTGATTACCTTGTGCAGTAATTGGGCCGCCAAATCCACCCGGCATATTACCTATGCCACCGGCTGGAGGTTGTATATAACCACTTGTCTGTGGGTTTATACCAGTACCACCTCTTGGAACTGCTTGAATTTTTCCTTGTGCATTGCCTTGTGCTTGACCAGCCATTAGCGACCTCCCGGCATTTTATTTTTATTCACGTAATTTCCACCTTTAGACTTATAGGTTTTTTGTGAAGCATACTTTGAAGCTTTAGGTGCGGTTGTTGCTTGAACGTTGTAATTGTATTTAGGCGCTCCAATATCCATTACACCAGCTCTGCCGCCAGCATCACCTTGTCCAGTATATCCATAGATTGATTTACCACTTGCGTCTTCACCTACTTTAGTATTTGCGTATCTTTGTGCCATGGTTTCAGCATAGGTTAAATCCGGATTACCACCACCAAAATTAACACTCATGTTTCCGCCGCCGCCGCCTGATTGTGCTGGTGCGGCATTAGTAGGTACTTGATTACCAAACAATGAATCGTATGCATCTACAGTATCACCATAGTTTGCTTTTAAGTTTGTCATTGCTTCGTCATATAATGGAATAGAACTGTAACCTTTCATACCATTAGCGAATGTTGTTGCTTGAGGCATACTGCTCATAGCATCTGAAGGGGCTTGTAGACCAAAGGCCGCCGCCGCATTATTATTGTTCTGAAAAGCCGCCGCTTGATTGTCATTAAACGCCGCTACTTCAGGCCCGTAATAAGGCATGTATTCAATTTGTTGTAACGCTTCAGCTCTTTGTAAGTTTCTATCTGCTGGGCCTCTTACCCATTCAGGAACTGTAGTCTCTGTTGTTGTTTTCTGCCCACCACCTTTACCACCGCCGCCTGAACTCATGTCAAAACTCCTTTGCTAATATTGTAAGTTGTTCTGTCCACCCCTTTGATTCCAGAACACGTTTCCATCCTTTTCTGCCGGCTATTGACATCGCGTCACAACCTTGTAATTTTCCCCATGCCATTGCGTCATCATGCATGTCTGTAATTTGTTTGATTCCGTAGCCTTTGTTACCACCAGCTAAGAATACGTGTAGCACTTTCTTGTTAGGATACACTACTATCTCTGTTACCGCACATCCGTTTGACCCCATCCACAACTGCATGTGACCACTCATTACGCCATCAACAATATCTTTAAAGTCATGAGTATCCCCGCCTTTATTAAGCGCTGAGATAATCCAGTCTTTTCCTTTTAATAATTGTTCTTCCATACTCATGGGTCTAATTTTAACTTAATCCAAGCGCCACCTTTAGAAATAACTGGACAATCTTGTGCGGCATCCCACATTAGTATTCCATCTTCTGTAGCTTTTGCTTCTGAATCTCTAAACTGTAACTTATTTCTAGTAGCAGTTAAAAATTTATTAAGTCGGTCTCCGTAAGTTTTCCAATTATCACCTGTTGGCGGTGGAGGCATAGCTACACTCATCTTCTACCACCAGGATTTGCATCTATTCTCATCACACCTGAACGCCAGTTAGTGTTTGCTTTACCCTGTATTTTCATACGCATCTGTCTACCTGAAAACCTAACATCTGTTGGATTGCTTAATTGAGTAACTCCATGGTTTGTTTCGCTACCATTTGGATGTTGTCTAGTTTTAAACGTAATTTCAACTTCACCTTGTATTCTTTCGTCAGGTATTAATTGGTTTACTCTCATTATAGTATCGCCATTACCTAAACTAACAGGGCCTGTTTCTGCAAATGGTTTGACGCTATCATGTGTGTAACCAGTCTCTTGATTATAAAGATTACCACTTGCATCTCCCCATATAGGGCTTTTAAAAATACCTTGGTCAACACCAGCAGTTCTTTGTATAGTACCTGTTGCCCAATGACCTTCTTTGTAGTCTAAGGTTACATATCTGTCATTTTCGTTTGAGCTTTGTGAAGGATAGAACCACCATATCTCACCAAACTTTGAATTGTGTACAGCATAAACTTTACTTATTTGTGCGGGGTTCATATCATCAAAAACGTAGTCCGCAACTTCACATGGAATTTCTTTAGCAGTAGAGCCATCAAAAGTAAAGAACCCTTTTGCTCCCATCCAAAAAGCGCCCTCATCTATTGAGACTGCACCTTTTCTTGAGCTTACACCACATGCTGTTCCTACTCTTTCAAATCCATAAACAAATGGCGCACCTGAATATTGTGCTACGTGTGCGTCTGTGTCAGTTAAGATAAGAGTTCTACCTTTAATGCGAAGACCACACATAATCTGACCATTGGTTACTAATTCAATATCACCAGCTTCGTTTGTTGCTGATGCAGACCAAACAGTATTTGCTTCTTTATCACACCAAGCAACTTTACGTGGATTACCACCAGCACCTAAACAGAATACAAAGCGTTCCTCAGTAACAACCATACCTTTATTGTTTACAGGAGCGTTAGATACTATCTGTGCTTTGACTCCGGTGTTACCTTGCCATTCATATAACTTACCATCTTTTGAAGACACAGCTAAGAGATAAGCTCCCCAAGCATCTAATGACCAAGTAGTAGCTTCTGAATACACACCTGAACTTGTGGGCGCTCTACCCCAACTTGTTTTGCCATAAAATCCACCACCAAAGCCTGTGTTTAACGCACCACTTATTGTTCCTACTACTAAATTAGCTGGAGTTATATCGTATATTGTAGATGAAGGGTTCACATAGTATAGTTTGTTATAAGTTCCACTAGCTAAATGTTCATTAGTAGAGTTGTCTAGCCATGCAACCATAGCTCTAGGAGGGGCGGCAAATGCACTAGCTTTTCTAACTACCCATCCACCTACTGGCCTCATTGAACCATCATGCCATCTAACTAAACTAGCTTCACGCCATCTGTTAGAAGACTCAAAGTCTGTTCCGTTTCTGTGTACACCCGGTGGTATTTGTAGTGGTATTAACATATTATGCCGCTATCTGCGTCCAAGTTACTGAATCGTTAACAATAATTTCCCATTTTTCTCTACCTACTGTAGCAGTTACTGATGTTGCACTTACTGCGCCTGATGTACTTTGTACTCTATTACACGTAGCAAGAAGACTTGACGCTGGTTGTGTGACTGCATGTCCTTGATGTATTCTTTCAGAGTCTGAAGCTACAGTTGAGAATACTAAATTGCTAGGTGTATAAGCTATACCACCCATGCCTGAATGGATTGAACAATAATAATATAAATCAGGTGCATCAACTGCTACAACAATTGTCGTTTTAGTTGACGAGTTGTGTGTAACTCCCGTTGTATATTGTGCGCCACTATTATGCGTACCGTCTGAAGTAGTTGAAAATCTAAACGGATGACTTGAGGGGTAATTAAAGACATACGTATTACCTTCAACTAAATTCAAAATTGGTTGTTGTACACCATTTAAGAAGTATTTATTATATCCACCTACCGATTGCACAGTCACGTTATAGTGCTGAGTGCCACCTGTCGATGCGATACCACCTCTCGTGGCAAAGCCTAATACTGCAATACTTGCGTTAGCTGTTGGCGTACCTGAACCAAATCTTACTCGATTACATATAGCGGCAATAGTAGCTGTTGGACTAACTGTAGCCGCACCATTTACCATAAACACACTATTACAAGTAATTGTTGTAGTTGCGCTTGGATTAGCACTACTCTCTCTAACCCTTACGATAGTTGAGGCTGGTACAACTGTAGACGTAGAAGTCATAGGAGCGGCACTTGTTCTAACTCTTGTACCGTTACCATTACTAGTAGCTACAGTTACTGAAGTACCGTTTATTAAGACTGAACCTAAAGCAACTCTTCTTGCTATTGCGCTAACAGTAGCAGTAGAAGTCATTTGACCGCCATCTACATTAATCTTTTCACCATTACAAGTAACTGTAGATGTAGCTGTTATTATGGTTTGTAGGTTTGATAAATCAAAAACACCTACGCCATAGACATAACTACCATAACCTTGTGCATCTGTTTCTTCAAGTATAAACTTCTCACCAGCCGCACTAACTCCTGAAGCTACTGTTACTGTAACTGAACCACCTGAAGCAAATGTTGCATTACCAGTAATAGATACTGAAGCTGAGGCTATTATATTTCCTGAAGGAAACAGAGCAATTCTCTGACCACTACACGTAGTAGTAGAAGTAGCATTTGCAATTGCATCAGCCGCCGCAGTAAAGCCGCCTATTGTAGCTACACCTGAAGTTGCACTTACTTCTAACGCAGATTGATGTATACGCTCACTAGAACAAGCAACAGTCGCATTACCATATATTACTATTGGTAGTGAGTCTTCACCAAATTCATGTGAACCATACGTACTCGTACCATACGAATAAGCAGTAACATTTAAAGTTGCCACGTCAGGCCCTAATCGTTAGATTAGTTCAGCGTTATATCTAAGTCACCAGTTGGCACACGGAATACGTCACCAGTAGCAATAGCTTTACTTGACGATAAAGTCGCATAAGCCATTAAGTTACCTGACGTTGCCGCATCAAAAACTCCAACGTGAGTTACTGTACCCCAACTACCTGTAGCAGTCGCGAATTCAATAGCCGCATCATTAGATGTTGTAGCGCCTGAAGTTGAAAAGTCTACTGGTCTTCTCGCATATGCACTACCTGAAAGCTCAGTACCTCCACCAGCTTCTCCCGGTGCGGCTGTAAACAATCCTAAGTAATGCTGAGAAGGAGCTGTGTAAGCCGCTCCAGCAAATACGTGGTCTAAAATTTCCGTTTCTAAAAAGTTTGTAAAACTCATACTAATCCCCTCACTTTAAGTGTTAATCCTGAGCCACTAAACATAGCATCCTCAGAGGTTTGGTTTAATCGCTGTA